ACACCCAAAAAAGCATTAACAGAATATTTGGCCCAACCACCGATCTGCTCAGGTCTGCCCTTACGGAAACGAATCTTGTCGGCATCATACCAGCCGCTTCCAGCAGTTAGCTGAGTTCCCTCTCGGTTAACACCCGGTTCAAATTCGTATTTAACCAACATCTAATATTACCCTTGACCTGTTAACGATATGAGCCTTCTTGGTCTCCTCCTTGCTTTGACCATATTCTACGGCGTGGTGATTGGCTAGGAGTTGTTTGCATAACCACTTGCTACCTACCTTTAAGTCTCCCAAGTAGCGTCCATACTTCCCTTTCTCTTTGGTCTTGAGAATCGCTGTTGCCCCAACGGGGATGAAGTTTTCGACAAATCCCTTTGCCGCAAGCCCAAACACTTTCTCCTGCTTATCCCTAGTACGACATTCGGGGGTGTCAATTCCAGCAAGACGAATACGCTGGCTGCGAATCCAACAGTCAAAACCAAGATCAATATCAACATCAACAGTATCCCCATCAATAATTTTTTTGACGGTACAGTTAAAGATATAAGGATCAGCCATAAGTATTTGTCTTGATCATATCAGCAACCTCTATCGCCCGCCCTTTTACTTGTTTTGCCCAGCGCGAATTAAGAAATTCGAGAGCAGCATCTTCATGCGAGGCATTCTCCATATGACCAATCGCCTTTTTAAAACCTGCAAAACGCGCTCTGCCCAGATTGAAGTGCATATTAATAATTGCATCACGCCTAGCACCCTCCTCCATCTCATTGAACCACGGATATTCACGGCTTAACTCCTTAATCGTGCGCTCAATGTCGTTCTGGAGCATATAGTCGATTTCATCATCACTGATCCCTAGTCCGTGATGCTCTTCAGTGTCAGAAATATTCCTGCCGCATCCTATCGTCAACACACCCAAACTGTCTTTATAGGCGTGTTTTTTTACCCCCTCGTGCCGTTTAAGCATAGCGATCAGTTTTTCCATGTCATCTTCTAGGGTTATTTCAACTAAAGAAGAATGCAGGGAAACGGGGTACAAGCCAAGCCAGATAACGACCAACAAAACCAAAAATTTCGGCATTGTTAATCACAAATTTCGGCCAAGGCAACCCAGTCTTCGGCCCGCCAGTCACTTGTATCTACAGTTGCCGGTACTTCCACAGTAATCCCGCTCAGGTTTCCACCAAAGACCCCTGCTGTACCAGAGGATTCGCCTCTCAGACAAGCAAAAGCATTGTCCCCCTCGCTCACCGCAAGACCTTCAATCTGGGTGCAGCCCACAAAAAGGGGCATCATTAAAATAAGCACTATTCTAGCCATGGCATCTTCCTCCAGAACGTCTACGCGAGCCTTTTTTCCGTTTTCCCGCCGTATTCAGGGCAATAGCAACCGACTGCTTTTGCGGATAACCCTCGCTTCTCAGCTTTTTTACGTTATGGCTGACTGTTCTCTTGCTCTTACCTTTTTTAAGTGGCATATATCACCTAATTAATGGTAAATTTTCCACCACGCAGCATGGCACCCATGCCACGGGAGGTTCCGGTAGTCACTTTGCCCTTTCCAAGGTTCTTTGGAGTAGGAATTTCCTTGTAATCGCTAAAGGGAACCTTTCCCTGACCCTTGATTACCTCAAATTTAGTCGCTTTGGGGGTTTTTCGAGGTGGAGCGCCACCTGTTTTGACTCTACTCATGGAGTTTCTCCTAATTTTTCACGTAATCTCATCATTTCGCGCCTGTCTGACGCCTCTATCCGCTCTTGGGTCTGTTTTTCCTGCGAATCTATCCGATCATCGAACTGCTGACCCCTTTGAGCCATCTTTTGTTCTTCCAGATTCAATTTACCTTGGTCAATGGCAATATCTGACTGTGTTTTCTGCCCTTTTATGTCTATTTCTTGCTGTTTCAAGGCAATTAACGGGTCTGGGCCTTCTTCTTCGGCTCCCGGGCCGTTTACAATCTGTTGACTGATCTGCCGTACCTGCTGTAACTCCTGGGCGATCAACTGAGCCATATAGACTTCCATTTCAAGCAACATTTCATCACTGGGAGCCTCTCCGTTGGACCGTTTTTCAAATTCGGTCATCGTAATCTCTTGAGATTTCAGTTTAACATGTTGTGTTACGTGCTTCTGGAGTGCTGTAACAATATCCGGAGACTGCGACACAATCGGGGAAGCACCAAAAGTAAGATGGGCCATGATATGTGCGTCATGGTTCTGCCCTTCAAACGCCTCTAGGTCGGTTTTCTCCAAAGCGTCAATGTTTTCTTGAGCAGGGTCCTTGGGAACCGCCTGTGCGGTGCTTGGAGTGTTAAGAATCCTGTCAATATCACGTACCCCTAACGCCTCATACATCCGGCGAAAGGCTTCATAATTATTATGCATATCAGGGGCTTGCAACGCCAAATCCAGTTGAGCCTGTGCCAGCGCAATCCTTTGGGACTGGGAAAAGATATTGGGATTAGAAACCGGCAGAACATCTATGCGGTCATCAAAGTCCGCCGCCATTACTCGCTTGTCACCACCCACTACCGAAAATGGATACTCCTGTGGCAACGATTCGTGCATGACTCTCGCCAGAACCTTGAACTCCTTGCGCATGGAATAATGCAGTCGCTTATGCACTGCACTCATCACGCGGCTTCCCTGCTCCAGCATAGCCACGGTAGTTCCTACCGCCGCCTGTTGGTTGCCATCACCCACTTTCAGGTCAGTTATGGTGGCAAAGCGTTGACCTGCGTCCACCACAAAACCCAGTAACTCAAACAAAGTCCTATCCGGGCCTTTAAACGGCAACGGCATCAGGCTGTCACGAATGGCACCTCCTGGGGCATCCACATCCCTGAACTCACCGGGCTGCAAGGGGTCTGCATCATCCCGAACCCGTAGTCCACGGGCCTTGAACCCGGCAGGGAGGTTGGAAAGCGTCCCTGCATCAATCAATTGCCGTAATGCGGCAGTAGCTGTACGTGACAGACCACCTATGGCATGAATTAGCCCTAATCCGTAAAAACCAAACCCGGGGAGGAACTTGTAATGAACAAAATACTGGATTTTAGTTTTAAGCTCATCCTCCTCATCATAGTTACGTCGAACGGACAAAATCTTATTGGCATCTTCTGCAATAGTAACGAGATAAGGGACCTTGATACCGGTGGGTTCGTTCTCTTCATCCACTTCTTCAAAGCCCGGGAGATCCAAATCTACATGAAATTCCAGCAGATTAGCGTCATATTCCATGTTTGTGGGGCTAACCCCTTGAATCTTATCCTGTTCTCGTACTACGTCGTTATCAGAGAGCTGGGAGGGCAAAACCTCGATGTCACGATAAAAGCCGGATATCTGTAATTTCCGTAACTCATTCAGGTCCATGGGGACAATATTGGTGATACAGGGGCAAGTTTCCAGGTTACTTGTCTCATAAGGCACAACCAGTTGCTCTGCCGGGACAAATTTACTGACCGCACGGTCCAGACCCTCGTCATAGTAGACTTTCTTGAACGTAGACCCCGCTAATGGCAAATAGAACAGCATCTGGTCAAATTCAGGGGTGTATTCCTGCATCACATCCATGATGTAGTAGTTCATAAACTCCTTCACACGAACCGCTTGCTCCTCCTTTTCCTTGGTTCTTTCCCCCATGATCGTTGTGCGTACTGGACCGTCCGCAGGTAATAGCTCATTAAACGCTTGGGCCTGAAACTGGGTAGCCGCCTCGGCCAGCAACGGATGGGTTACACCGGTTGCACCCCGAAAAGGCATCGTGCGTTCTTCATAGACATAACCAAGCAGCTCCATCCCCTTGGAATAAGTGTCCTCCCAGTCATGGCGGGAAGTCTTGTTGCTCTGGAATTCGTTCAGGAGATCGTTACAAATTCGTCCCAGCTCACCTTCGTCCATTTCTTCCGCCAGATTACGGAAAAAGTCGCTTTCATCAACTTCCAGCGCCGAGGGGTCAAAGTCCACGATGACGCCGCCATCTTCTTGTTCAATCAGTTCCACCGGACCCCCGTCTGAAGGCACAAAGGAAGTAGGGGCTGCAAGTTCTACTTGCTCTTCCATGGTTAAGGAATCAGGAATTTCTATTTCCTCTACCTTTTCAACCATTGTAGTAATAGGGTCGCCGTTAGCCATTAGTTGTTTCCTCTTTGCTGGTTACGTCGGTGTTTGTTAGGATCACCCCCCTTTACCAAGCTGACTATGCCGCCTTCGGCAAAACCATCATCATCGGGGTTCGGAATAAAAGCCTCGCCCGTCTCGGGATCAATTCTTTTTGTTAGACCGGAATCTATGTGATCGACAGCGTCTGTAAAATTAAATACTTGATCATATTCTAGGTACATCTGGTATTGTTCTCCCGAACCCTGCACACCGTCGGGCATGGCCGACGTAGGACCCACGCCGAGATCCTTCCATAAAGCAAACAACTCTTCTAAATACTCATCAGATACGTTCACGTTATTATAGCCATAAGCATCGAGGACCCGAGGTCCAGTTCCATTCAATAGCTCTAACATAGAGAAGTCAACGTCCGTAGTAATCCTTGGTTGACCGTCTTTTTCTCGTAAGCTAAAAACTCTTATATTGCCCTCTGCAAAATCTTTCTTTTTCCCCGGGGTATAGGAATGATGGTCACTTTTTGATGAATAGCCTGCAATACTATGGTTCATTAAACCACCCTCCAACTCTACAGCCCCGTCCGTATCCAACGAATACCATGCTCTATTAGGCGTTTCATACACCGGTGTCACTCCTACCTCGGTTTTAAGCTCTGTAGGAACTCGGGCATTACGCTCCTCTGCCGTCACTTTGGAACTAAGGCTGTTTAGGGTCCGTGCCAGTTGAGTCTGTTGCACATCTAGAGGAATGGTGGCCCGCTGCGCATCAACCACTAAGTCTGGAAAAGCTCCTCCTTTTAATTGTTCGTCTGATAACCCCCGTAATTTTGGAGCAAGCTCCTGAGGATTTAAAAACTCTAATCCATAAGAAAAATCGGTGGGATCTATTTCATATACCATTTCTTCTTGTTCATATGCCCTTCTCAGGTATTCGGGCATTTCGTCCCAAGCACCGGGCCACTGCTCTCGCGCTTCTGCCATCGTGTATGTGAGCTGTGGATATAAAGACAAAGGATCATGCCCGAAACCTCCCATAGTATTTGTAATTAAATCGAAGGTGGAACCCTCTTGTAACATTTGATCTGCTTCAGACACAGCCGCTGGGATGTCGCTGGAGTGAGGAGAAAGGTCATCACCAACAATCGTTCTTTGAACACCCGTAGCCCTATCATATGCCCCTTCAAACTTTCTCCTTGCCTCTGCATTTCCCCGACGTGCTCCTATTAAAGGCTTGTTTATGCGGTCTAACATCTTTCTACTCCAGTTTGAGTCATCACCGTGCCAAACCTGAGGTTCTATCTCTCCTTGCAGCATTCGTTGTCTTAATCGATCATCGGCTGTGCCTAGTTCGGTCATAAAATACTTATTGGCTTTTGCACCAACTTCCGACGCGAGCTTCTCGTCTACTCCTAGCTGTATTAAATTATCTATTAACAAAGCCTGGTATTCTCGTATGTTTGCGGCTTCAGTATCTACTATCTCTCCAGTACCGGAGCCGGATCTTATCTCTTCGGGGAAAGTAGAAGTAGGTCGCACCACCG